TCAGGTGTGGTATTTAATCCAGCACCTGGTCAAGCAGATGCAGAATTAGCGGGATTATATCCAAACGGATCGTCGGTTGGACCTGAACTTGACAACAAGCAATATTTCGCACCAGTTCCACAAGGCGCATCTGTTAATTCAAATGTAGCATTTGATCTGGAAAATGACTGCGGAATATCTCCACTATATGTTGCTTCCCAAGAATCCTTGAATGTTAAGAAACGTCGTTTCATTCTTGGTTTCCAAGGTGGATTTGATGGTCAATCTCCATCAATGCCAATTCTTATCGGAGATGATATTCTTCCAACAAATCAACAAGGACTAGATTGTTCTACATCAACAAGTCGTGGGACTTATGCGTATAGACAAGCTATTTCTGCATTGAGCAATGCCGACGAGTTTGATTTCAATCTCGTGGTTGCACCTGGTATCAATTATGACGATCATTCATACGTCGCAACATCAATCGTTGATGTATGTGAACGCCGTGGTGATGCGTTTTATATCATGGACATTGCACCAAATCAAACAGCTGGTGCGGCTGCTATTCAAAATGTTGTTGATTTGGCCGGTGAATTTGATACAAATTATGCAGCATCGTATTATCCTTGGGTCAAGATCAGCGAATCAAACAGCAACAAGATAATGACAGTTCCTCCGTCGGTTGTTATGATGGGTGTATATGCTTCAAACGACAAGGTAGCGGCTGAATGGTTTGCTCCTGCCGGTCTAAACCGTGGCGGTATTGCAACTGCCATATCGGTGGCTGACAGATTGTCTCACACCGAACGCGATACTCTATATGAAGGTCGCATCAATCCAATTGCTGCGTTTCCAGGACAAGGTGTTGTGGCGTGGGGTCAAAAGACACTGCAACGTCAGCCTTCCGCTTTGGATCGCATCAATGTACGTCGTTTGTTGATTGCATTGAAGAAGTTCATTGCGTCGTCAAGTCGCTATCTGGTGTTTGAACAAAACGTCAGCACGACACGCCAACGTTTCTTGAATATTGTAAATCCATACTTGGAGAGCGTACAACAACGTTCCGGTATCTATTCATTCAAAGTAGTTATGGATGATAGTAACAATACTCCAGATATAGTTGATCGTGGTATATTGTATGGTCAAATATTCATCCAGCCAACACGCACTGCGGAATTCATTGTACTTGATTTCAATGTACTACCAACGGGTGCTACTTTTCCTGGCGCCTAATATAGTATAAAAAATTAAACTCAAAAACCCACCGAAAGGTGGGTTTTTTTATTGATATATTGAGTAGTATTGATATATTTATAAGATATGCATATATTACTGAAGAATATCTTGAAAGAAGCGGTGGCCAAAGAAGATGGTGAAAATCCATTAAAAATTCAATTATACGTAGATATGGACGGAGTTCTCGTTGATTTGGATGGTGGGTTCAAAAAAATAACAACAATGACACCAAAAGAATATTCTAAAAAAAATGGAAAAAATGCTTTTTGGGATGTTGTAGAAAAAAATCCAAATTTTTGGTTGAATCTAGATCCTCTACCAGACGCAAAAATTTTGTGGGACTTTGTAAAAGATAATTTTAAAAATCCGACGCCCATAATACTAAGCGCGGGACAAGGTTCCAATGTTAAAAAACAAAAAGAAGCTTGGATAAGAAAATATATTGATTCAACGGTTGAGGTAAGAATTGCAACCTCTGGTTATTTGAAATCAAACTATGCTACAAAAATTCCGAATGTTATGAATGTGTTGTTGGATGACACCGGTCCCGGTGACGTAGAAGACGGCAGGCCGGATAACATAACAGCATGGGAAAATGTGTCTGGCAACATTGCCATTCATCACACAGACACAGCGAGCAGTATACAAAAAATTAGAGATATACTCTCAATATGAGCAATTTAAAACTGAGATCTATTTTGATAAAAGAACAGTTTCATATCACCGACGTTATGGCTTTAAAAAAATGAAATATCCTTTATATCGCAATAATCTTTGTCCAAAACTTTGGAACATCAATGAAGATGGTGCCAAACTTGATGATATAGTGCGCAAAGGATTATTAAAAATCGCGCAAGATTTTGTGGCCAATCTCAAGAAAGAAAATAATATACATATAAAAATATATGATATTGTTGTCATTGGCAGCATCACCAATTATAATTGGACAGATTATAGTGACATTGACTTGCATGTTGTCACAGATTTTAAAGATTTAGATATGACAGCAGATGATGCTCAAACATTATTTGATGCTATAAAAGTGGGTTGGAACAACAAACATAATATTACCATGAAAGGTCATGATGTTGAAATATATGTTCAAGACACAGCACATGTACCTACTTCAGCCAGTTCATATAGTGTATATAAAAATGATTGGATTCAAGAACCTGTTAAAGAAAGTCCAACTTTCAACAAAGAACTTATAAAAAAGAAGTATAAAGAATACAAAAAGAAGATAACAACACTATTGTCAAAACATGATGAAACTGCTCTAAAGAGTCTGTTGGACAAGCTTTATAAGTATCGTCAATCTGGTTTGGATAGTGGCGGCGAATTGAGTGAAGAAAATATAGTATTCAAGATTATTCGTGCTCATGGATATTTGGATAAAATCAAAGACAATATAGCCAAGAACTATGATAAAAAGATGAGCGTGAATGAATTAGAGAAAATTGACGACGGTATATCTTCGCCGGATGGAAAATCTGTGACTTGGATGGCCGACGAAGATGAGGGTGAATTTGGATTGGTTCCTACCGACGACGATGATGCACGTAAATTTTTTACAGTACATGGAATGAAAGTTTACGCTGCATTCAGGGTCATGCCAAAAGCAGTGCAGGCGATGAAAGACGCCGGCGACGATGATTATATGGAAACTGCTCTTGTAAATTTGCGCCATGCAGTCAAGCACCCAGAGCACGGTGCTGGCAGCAAATCGATTGTAAGAAATTTGGTTAAAATATCCGTCGAAAGATTGTTCAACTCCGAAGTGTATGATGCATCAAAGATAAGTGTAATCATTCCTTTTGGATCAAAAAGCAAATTAAATTACGTCGTTGCAAATGAAGTTAAACGATATGTTCCAAATGCAGTGGTATTGGAAGGATTTTTGAAAAAAGACAAATGGAAAAACGTACAATTGTCACCCGTATTTTGGCATCAGTACAAACGAGCCAAGAGCCTAAAAAAAGATCTGTCATATTTTGAATATGTCATTCGAGATTTAGAGTCTAAGAAAAAAAATCACGGAGAAGAAGAATTTGAAATCAAAAAAGTCGGTGCTACCAATAGAATGTATTATAGCATGTTTTACACTGTTGCGGAAGGGTACTCTATTGACTTGATCAAGAAAATAAAAGGAGCAAATGTATTGCTGATTGACGATACTTTGGAAGCCGGTGCCACATTAAAGGATGCATATAGAGCAGTTAGTGGGTTTGGTCCTTCCGATGTTCTGACTTATATTTTCTTATTTGGTAGATATGCAACCGTTCCAAAGGCTGTAAAAGAAATTGCCATGAACAACGATGGGTATGAACGAGAAATTGAAAACGCGGCAAAACAAATATTATCGTATGCAATTGAGTTTGGTATATATCCAGACATAAACCCTTATATTGAAGATATATCATCGAGATACAAAAAAGATGATGATGCTGTGTATAGCGATATAGCAAGAATAGCTTCTAAACTTTCAAAGTAAGAAATAAAAAAGCCCCGATTTCTCGGGGCTTCTTTTTTAAGTGAATTATTGCTTCACGAACTTATTGCTTCTTTTTACCAGCGGCAGGAGGCGGCAACTTTGCTGCATCTTCTGGTGTAATCTTTGCTCGTTCTTCTTTGTCCAATTTACCATCCTTGTTTGTGTCATACTTTGCGACGATTGCTTTTTGCTCATCAGTCAGCGGCGGGCGTTCTTTCTTTTCTGCGGCTACAACTGACAATACTGATGCTAGTGCTAATAGGATATACTTTTTCATATTTTTCTTTTGTTGCATCAACCGTTATTAGTTGACAATATTTATTGTTATACATTTGATTGGTAT